TAAATGCTTTTATAAATATTATTTCTTTATTTGTTTTATAAATTTTTTACTTCTTTTATATTTATATTCAATGGACTATAAGATCCAAAAATAGAATTTCCTATATAAATACTTTTATATCCTGCGCTTCCTATTATACCTACTCTAATAGAAATATTAATCTCTCCTACAGAAGGAGAAGTATAATAATAAATTTTACTAAAATTTTGTGATATAAAGGCATCGAATGATGTAAATAAAGAAGAAGCTATAAGAGTATTATCAATAAATAGTGCTAATCCCCATTGCAGATCAATATTTGCAGTAAAATTAGATGAACATGTTATTTCTAATGTGCTATTTGAAAATTGTTTAAGTAAGTCTATACCAAATAGTTCAGTAGTATTTAGTATTGTTAAAGGATTAGTAATAAGAATAGTATTATTTTCAGTAATCAAAATATTACCATTAATTATCCAGTTATAATATTTACAAATAAGTCCTAGTGGGACATTAGTTGTATCTATTTTATCAAGTGTAATAGAACCATCTTCATAACATCTATTTTGTATTGCTTGATCTATTATTGCTGTAGATGGTATTGATTCATCAGCATATTTTAATTCTGTAATACAACCATCTAGAAGAGCGTCTGCACCAAGTATAGCTCCACCACCGAAATCTCCAGTTCCAGTATGATCATGTAAATCACCACCTGTTACAAGTGAAAAATTAAATATTTTTTGTAAATCAGTAAGAGGTGCATCATACCAGTCAAATCCTTCTCCTATAATTGTTTTAATCTGATATCTTAATTCTTTTATTTCATCTCTTAAATTAGCAGGTAGATTTTTTACTCCACTATTCCCAATAGGATTTAATATATCTGTCCAATTAGAAGTATTTTCTGAAGCACTACCAATACCATCTACACCACAATTTGTAATTATATTATTAAATTCGTTATTCCAATCTTCAGCTAAAATATAAGAATTTGGCTGAGCTTCTTTTAACATAGTAAAAGTACCTGATGACATTTTTTTACTCCATAGAAATTCTATTTGAAATTGTTAATACATCTAACATATTTGACATTAAATAAAATGGTTCACCAGCTAATATACCAACACCAAATATATAACCTTCATTCCATTTTGCTTGATTAAATTTACCACATAATATATTTTCATTAGAATAAAATGAAAAAGACTGTTGTAATCCTATACCTATTTTATTAATAGGATATTTTAATTTATATATTGGTACAACTGTAAATTTATCAACATTCCATTTAGCGCTACCGAATCTACTACCTTTAAATAATATAGAAGAATAAAAATAAGATTTTATAAAATCATTTGTTGATATATGTATATCAACATTTATAACATTACTTGTTAATATCTCAAGAAATCCTCTTTTAAATCTTTTTGTGTTTCTTATATCATTTAAATTTATTAATGGAGTTGTTAACACCATTTCAAATGGATTATTATCGTCAACTACAATGTTAGTTTCTAATTCCCATATTCTACCATTATAATCGCCTGTTATTGTTTTGGTATGTTGAGTTATACTATCTTTATATATACAACTACTTTTAGCATTATAACCAGATTTAAATGTTGAATTTCTATGAATACTCCATCCAGTAGATGGAGTCTTATCTATAAAATAGCATAATGCTATATTGTTTTCTGATACATTTGATGATGTACAAAAATATTTAATAACTCTTAATGAAGGATCAAATACTGCATGCATGTTATTCATATATGATTTATTTATTTTATCATACATGTAATCATTAATTTGAGCACTTTCAGTTATGGAAGAAATTTTATAATCACCATATTCCATAACGGCTGTAATTGAATATATTGTTCCATCAGGCATTAAAGAAAAAATATCATTTTCAGTTTGCATTACTACATGATTAGAATTTGCTCCACCTTTCCATTGAGCTTCTGTATATCCCCATAGAGTAGAGTCAATATTTGCATCATCAATTATATATGCTTTCGTTTTACTAAAAACAATTAATCTATCACCAAATGAAGTAATTGCAGTTAAAGGTTCTTCATTTGGAGTTGATATATAAAAAAAACCACTATCAGAGTTTTTAAAATTAGGATATGTATCTAATCCATTATCTGACGATGAAAAATATAATGTATTTTTTCTTCTGTCATCACCAATCGCCCATGCTCTAACTGAGTTTCCTTTTCCATAACTAACCATAACTGTTGGATATCTCTGATCTAATATCCAATCATCTGCCATATTTGATTCAGGAAAGTCTTCAGTTGTTTCACTAATACCATCCCAACCCTGTGGAATATTAAAACTATTATTTATTAATAATGTACCATTCCAAGTTAGATATGTAGCATCATATATAACATTAGGTAATTTTTTTAATAAAAAATCGTTCTTAAATATTTTACCTGATTGAGTTGTTGAAATTATAGATTCGTTATCGTATTTGTTATATATTTGAGTTAATGATGTTATAGGAGATTTTTCATTTAAATTATATAGTATCTTTGTCCCACCACGAGCCCTAATAGAATTAGGTAATAAATTGAAATTATAACTAGGATTAACCATACATGATGGACTTAATTTATTTAAATTTTTACTATAGTTAAATCCATCTGTACCTATTGGATAATTTATTTGAGCTAAACTAGTTTCAGTTTCCACTTTAGTACCAACCAGAGCTTCTTCTCCACCTATTATATGGAGATGAGCCTATATCATACATTGTATATGGAATTGTTTTTTGAGTAAATTTTGTTATATTTTGTAGAGTTTGTTGTGCAAGTGCAGCTACAGCAGGTGGGATAGAAGTAGCATATTCAATGCAAAGTGCTACAGCAAGATTGTATTTTAATGCGTCAAGATAGGGGGATGGTAATGGTATTTCCATATCCATAGTAGTAACTGTAATCCAGTTAAAATTTTTATATGTTGCCATAGTAAATTTTACATTAGAAGAAGGTATTGGCCAAAAATATAAAATAGCTATAGGAAAACCATATTGGTAATAAACTTGTGTTGGGGATAATGAAATAGATATATCTTTCTTAGTAATACTAAAATATGTTTCTTGAGAAATTTCAGTTACAGGATAATCGATACCTCCATTAGTTTTAACATACATAGCGTTAATATGTTCAGGAGGTTGAGTATCAAAATCACTACCTTCTCCAATAGTATATGATCCTTTACCTGGTACAAGATCAAATGTTTCTGTTATTGTAAAAGGTAATAGGATTTGGTTAGCGCTCCAATTCGCGACTAGACCTTGGAGCGCTAGTACAGCTTCTTCCTCCGAGTTAACATCTGTTGTATACTCTCCTTGAGCAGTAACTTGAGAGATCCGAAAAGCAGAATATATAAGATCACGGAGTTTCATTATTTTTACCTTTATACTTAATTAAATATACTACTACTGATGATTAATATCATTAGTAGGAGTAGTAGTAGCTTTTGCTTCATCTGGTTTTAGCTCAACAAAATTCTGTGAATAACGTTCTTTCTTCCAAATATTACTTTCACCAGTTTCCATATTTTTTACAATAATATCAGATAGAGAAGCAATACAAAAAATACAGATATCATCTTTATTTGCATCATTACATAAATTTTTATAAGTACTTTGTTCTTTTAAAGCAACGTTAATAATTTTAAGTCTTTTGTTTTCTAAAATCTCAAAATCATAATGTGGAAACATATTGTCAATCTCATCAAAATTGTTTCCATCCCAAACGATTGATTGAAATAATACAGGTTTTTTAATAACGTTAGATACCATTTTTTCTTACTTCTCCTTTTATTATAATTATCCGGCTATACGAACAGCCATTTCTGGCCTAATACATTTACAACCCATAAATGTATCAAGGCGGGTGACAAGGTTATTAGACATAATTTCATATTGTCTAAGAATACGTGTATTAATACCTTCAATTGTTTCAGTAGCTCCGTAATCAACACCACCTACTAACGGTAAATTAGCTGCAACAACACAGAAGGCTTCTTCATGAAATGCAATGTTTACAGGATAAGTTTCATTTGCTGAACCTTCAAATGTTAAAACTGCATCAGTTACACCAAGAGCAGTAATATTCTGGTAAGGATCAAGACTAGACGCTTTAAATGAAGGCCCTACAGTTATAGTCATTTGACCTGAAGTTGGTGAATCCATAACAGCAGATTGAACAACAAACTGCTGAGCCATACCAGTATTTTGTTTGTTCATTAGATTTACAGAATTAACACCAGCTATGGTAAAAATATCACCTTCATTCATTGTAGCACTACTTTCAAGGAAATTAGTTACTACAATTGTATTACCACCTTCTACCATATTTGATACAAGCTTAACACCACCAGTATCACCTTCAAAATTACCATTAGTATGTAGTCTAAGATTTTGTGACATTTCAAACTGGAATCCACCACTCATACCTAGCATACCACTTTTATACTGTTCCCCAATAATATTAGGTGGATTAAATAGTTCTTTAAGAACATCTACCATATATACATTTGTGACAGGGTCGATAATAGCCCATCTTTTCCCATCTCTAGGAACTGAATTATTATCAAGAACCATACCAGCAAGCAAAAAAGTACGCATACTATTTGGAGTCGTACCTGGTGAACCAACCTGATTATAAACAGATTTATACATATCTGTGCAAGTAAAATCCAGATCATTAGCAGTTTGCAAAGCAGCAGGTTCAAGGAAAGTACGGTTAAAATCATTAATATATAAATATAAATCTTTTGTAGTTACCGATAAAGGTACATGACGCCATTTATCCATAACGACAGGAATTACGCCTTCATCAATTGTATTCATGTTACTAGGTTGAATAACCTGACCATCATAGGTTTTATACCTATTAGGAACTCTTACAAGAAATACATCACCTTCTTTAGGGCTAGTATTCCCATAATTATCTGAAGAGTAACCTTTATAACAATGTTTTAGAAAAACAAGATTATTAGTTAAAGTTTTTAGATATTCACGTGCAACATCTAACGGATGGACAAAGTTATTACCAAGATCACCACTTGAAGGTACATTAAATACAAAATCGCTCATTTTAGTTTATCCTTTTTTATTTTTATGAGCAAGCCATTCTTCTGTTGTCATTTCATAAGTCTTTTTTGAAAATCCAGCATTTGAATTACCAATAACAGGTGAGATAGGTTTAGTTGATGATGATGATGTCTTTTTTTGTTTAACATCAATTTTATTATGTAATTTTACTAATTCAGAAACTAACTTTTCAGGAGGTAACTCTGACAATCTACTTGCAATATCTATATTATTACCAAGATAATATGCTAATTGAGGCCCTGTTTCCATTGATTCAAGTATGTCTGGTAATTTATTTATTGAATTTCTATAAATATTTAACATAATATCAGATTTAGCTACTTCATCAAAATCAGGAAGCTCTTTCTTTAACATCATTGCATTTGATTCAAACTGTTTTTTCCTAATAGTAGTATCTTCAATATCTCTAGTTTTATAAACTTCTTCACGAATTAAATCTTTTATATTTATATTATTATCTAATTCCCATTTAAGCCTTGTAGATAGATATTCATCAGGATCATCAAAGTTTGATGAATCAGGAGGAGGTGTTTTAGGAGTATTATAATTCATTCTATTACTTCCTCCACCATTGTTTGTACCTCCATTCATTAAATCAGATATTTTCCTATCATAAGTAGATTGCATTTTTCTTACATAAGCTTCTTTATCATCAATTCTTCTATCTTTTTGTTCCAATTGTAATTCAAGTTCTCTTATTCTATCTTCAGGAGAAGATTGCTCGCTCTGTTGTTTTATTTGTTCATTATCAATATTCATTTTTTTCTCTTTTCTGAGGTTTTCCTGAAAATTGAATCCTAAAAGAATTTTTTCAGAAATTCATCAAAGCTATTAATTAAAAGTTACTTTCTATACTTGCCATATTTTCTATACCCTTAGCGGAAGATTTCGAGCCATTAGAAGAATCTGCAGGTTGTTGCTGTTGCATCATTTGTTGCAGTTCTTCTCCTATCCCGGACGCCCCTTCCCAATCCATTAGTTTTGCGATTCTTGGTGCTAATAATGGCCCTGCTGATGGAAAAAATTGCAAGAAATCCAACATAGATGCTACTATTTCTTTTCTTTTAGTAGCATAGTTAGGGCCAATTGTAGGAATCATATCATATTCCCCAACAGTCAAATCGTTTCTAATGTTTTTTTCTGCTGTTCGAAGGTCAATGGTTGGATTATTAATCATAATTTCATTAATTTCACCATCTTTCGAAAGTAATCTAACCAAACGTTCAGTATTATATACTTCTGGTATCATGCTTAATAATATTTTACCTGTATATAATAACGAATTTTGATAATTGTTAATAAAAGGATGAATTGTAGTATCACCACGTTCTTGCCGTAACCTTATTGCTCGTCCAGTACGTTCATTTGACGGTGATCCAAGACTGGCTGCAAAAAGGCCAATTGTATCTTGAATATCTTGAGCGGCTGATTGAGCTTCACTAGCAGCCCCTACAGGTAATCCCATAGGTTCTTCACGAAGTGGAGGTGGCTGTCCAGGTATAAAGTTATATAAAACATACGGTTGTGGAACTTCATTCATAATGTTCCACTGTTGTGTATGTCCATCCACCTGTTCTGGTGTTGCGAATCTATTTGTCTTAGGAGCAGCAGCCAGAATTTCTGCAATTGTTACTTTCCAGTAATTATACATTCTGATTGAGTCTAATGCGTCATATGGTATTCCTCTAAATCTTCTTAGACCTTGATCATTAAATTCATATCCTATGATTGGTATAATTGGTATATAATTACCAGGAAAATCTATTGGACCTTCAAGTATTGTATCATATGTCATTTTAACCCATTTAATTTTATAATTTGTCTGGATTCTTTTTTGTACAATAGGATCTTCTAGGTTATCAATAGTACCAGTTTCTTTTAATAGTTTTATTTGTTCAGGAAGTAAAATCTCTCCTGATTCAAGCTGCCATATTTCTTCATTATATGGTTCTTTCCAAAAATATTCTGCTATTGTAACAGTATTGTCTGAATACCATTCATATACTCCATATGGGTTTTCCATTGAAGAAATATTCTTAGATTTATTAGGATATTCTATATCAAATTGTTTCTTTGACATTTTCTCTATAACAAAAGCATACATTCCATCTTCATATGTAGGAAGTTGAGAGTGTTGATCCATGATAACACTGAATCTATTAGGAACTCTTTTTATATAAATATCTTGATCAAAAGAATTTTTAGCATACTCTGTTATTATTCTCCAAAAACCATAACCACCTTCAAGTGCTTGTTGAACAGCAGTATCATATGCAACATCAGCATTGGACATATCCTCAATATGACGAATAATATCATTTCGTAATTGAGCACCTGCAACAGAAGCGTTTCCTCTTTTTGGAGAAACCATTAGTTCAGGTCTATTTTGCTGTAAATCGCCTAAAATTTGGTTTATAAATTTTCTTAATTTATTAATAGTTAAAACAGGACGATTCATACTTTCGCGTTTAGCTTTATTCTGTGCATCCCATTGATTACCATCAACAAATTGTGAACATATGAGAGCATCAGACCTATTTTGGTATTCCATACCAAAACTATCATGGAATCTTGTCAAAGCTTCTTCTAATATTTTTCTGTCTTTTTTACTCATAATAATTACATGCTCAACCAACTATTAGGTCTATGATTAATCATAGTAGGTTTATATGAAGACACATTTGTTTTTATGCGCCACGAGAAACCAAAGTCTTCCATTATATTATACACTCTTGCTAATGCGTCAATACCATCATCCTTTCCAACTGGGTGTTGCATCATTTCTAACTTTAATTTTTCTACATATTTTTCTGGTATCTGATCTAACATATGTATCTTACCATGTAATAATGGTAATCGCAAAGCACTTGTTATCCTTTGTTTTTTTTCTCTACCTTGTGGAGTCATCATAATAAGATTTTTAATATCTTCAGAAATCATAATTCCACGAGCTTTTAATGAGTTTTGAAAATGTACTATCCACCCTGGTGTAGTTCTATTATTACACTCATAACCTACAGCAGAAATTAATCCATTTCTCATGTGCATATTAGTTAAAATATATACTATTTCAGACTCATTGGTTTTATCAATAAAAGAATCTAATATATAAATATTACTTGCACCAAGATCATCGATTTCTGGTGAAACACCAATGACATGAACTGCCCAACAATCTGATCTTGCAGTTGGAGTACCACCTGCTGGATCTATAACCATAAATTTATATATATTTCTAGGAACTTCATCTTTGTTAATAAGTTTAATTAATGATGGATCAAGTGTCATATCATGCTTAGGTGTTGGGTCACATAATTGTTGTGAATAAAATGTTGGTAATGTTTTTAAATATTCAATTTTTTCTTGTGATATAAGAACTGGTTTCCCATCTATTTCACCATTTTCTGTAGCTGGAAAAATTCTAGAATGATAAAATAATTTACCTTCTATAGAAGAATGATCACGAATCCTAACAAGAGGGCCAACGTGGGAATAGTAAGTCCCAATAACCCTTTCAATATCAGAATCAGAACCAGTACCCAAATTAATAGACATAGCAAACTTTTCATAACATTTATCTAATTGCTCTTGAGAACTTTTCATATCGTCTGTTTCTATATCATCATATATTCTACGTTCGAAATGATCACCTTGTAACATGCCTTCGACAAGGCCTGATGCTTGTATAGTTCTCTGTGGCCTAGCCATATCAGGCCTTCTTATTGTGATACCATTTGCAAGACTCCATGAATCAGAATCTCTTCCAGGGTTTTCATATAATTTATCTGGAAATAATTTAATTAAAAATTGTGATTCATATGATTGCCTTATAGCGCTTATAAATCTTTCTGCTGCTGCTTTTTTATAAGAAAAAATACATGTACATTTTTCTGGATACTTTAAATGAAACTGTATTGTTTCTGCTATTGTTATAATAGTTGATTTAAAATGATATCTTGCCCATACATCTAGTGTATTAGTAACTGGGCCATCTTCTATATCACGACATCTATTTACAACAAATGGAACATTCGCATTAGGTATCCTAAGAATAAAATAAAGAATAAAGAATAAATCTTCTAATACTAAAGTTCTTAGTACATTCTTTATTTTATTCCTAGAAGCATTTTTTAAATCACTTATTATTTTTATATAATCATTTTTGTAATTACACTCTTCATTATATTCAAATAAAAAATTATTTAATGAAATATTTTTTGATAAATTGTTTTTCATTAAAGACCGTTAACATTTCTCACTTCTTCAACTGTTTCTACTACACTACCTAAATCTGAAATAAAAAAATGTTGTAAAATACATCCCAAACATACAAGGCCACAACAAATAATCATTTTACCCCACCACGTGTGAATCCAACTAAACATAATTTTTCTCCTTTTATTCGTCTGAAAATTCAAAATAAATATGCGCACTAATACTAGGATTTGTTGATATAGCTTTAAAATTTTCTATATCTTGTTCTCCTGTAATAGTTATTGCTGATCCTGTCGTTGCTAATAAACCAGAAGTAGTTGTTGGTAATTCACTTGAGCTAACTCTAATATCAGAACCCTCAACTATTCCAAATGCTCTTTTTGGTAATTTTAAAGGTGTTGTACTTAATAAAGAATTATTAAAACCAACTGGTACTGAACCAATAATTATCGTTTGTGATACATATGAACTCATATCATATTACCCCTATAGTTTGATATTCAGTTATTAAATTTTGTAATTGATCTTGTTCCTCTTGAGATAAATCATTTTCAAATTCTATAGAATAAAATTCATTGTGTATATGATATTTAAAGAATTTTCCTGGAAATAAAACTTTAATTTCATTAACTAATAGTATTTCATTTCCTAACTCATCTACTTTTGTTTTATTATTTATTAACCAACCATAAATATCATCATATAATCTTGTATAATTTAATATCATTTTAACCTCATTATTTATAAATTATATATGTCCCAATATAATTTATATCTCCATTTATTCCAAGATGGTCTACATTAATACCACCAGTTGATCCAGCAACTATATTAGTTAAATATTGATGAAATGGGAAATCATATCTTTTATTTGAATAACCAGATAAATCATAAGCCATACCACTATTACCTGTAATATATGCAGTTTCATAACTATTAGGGCCTACATCATATGAAATTGAAAACTGTATATTTCTATTAGTTTGAGCAGCTCCATTAGTAATAAAACCAACAACAAAAATACCACCTAACGCTCCAAATTCTTTAAAATCATATGGTATATTAAAATTAAAATTAAAATTACCTGTACCAGTTACAGCCCTAANCCTTCTAACACTATCACTAGAATTTGTTTCTGCTGTTAGAAAACTACTTTTATAACTACTAAGTAGATTTTCTTTAGAAACCTTATATTTTAATCCATCTATTCTTGATTCCATTAAAACAAGAGTATCATTAGTTATATTTGGAATAGTAGGTAATGAATATATTTCATTTTTTCTATTTGTATGTAATGTATAATTAGTACAATAAGTNAATGGAGCCCANTTACTATTTATACCATCATGAACGAAAGAAATACTTTCATAATATCTTAAATNAAATTGTGTTTGGTTACCAATAAATGTATCTAAAGCATTTGGTAATATTCTTATAGAATTAGTTTCATCAANTGATTTATAAAAAATAAAAGTTACTTTAACGCCTTTATTATATTCTGTAATTTTAGGAAGAGTAATATCTATATTGGGACTAGTGAATGTATCACAAAAATATATAACATCATAACAATTATTATCTAAAATTGTATCACTATATATATATATTATATTATTTTTGTTGATATCATCTAAAATATTTTCTATTTGGAAACCTTTAGAAAATAATCCTTTAAAGGTATCTGTAGATTTATTACTTAAAAAATAAGAATTTTTATTATTAAAATTAAATTGGAATTTTATAAATTCTGTAGGTAAAGATAAATCGTCAAGAATAAATTCATTCCATATTCCACCTCTATCGTATGATAACCAATATGTTGAGATATTATTTTGTAAACCAATAACACAAACAATATCGTTACCAATATATTGAACATCATTTATTTTATCAGCTTCAAATATTGGTAACGATATAAAAGTTTTTCCACCATCTAAAGATTTTATAATTGAAGTTTGACTTATAGCTAATACTGAATTATTACTGATATTAACAAATTTATTTATAGCAAAATCAATTTCATCTGATATTGATATCCATGAATCTCCAAGATCATCAGAATAAATTGAATGAAAATTTATACCATTTGATGATGCAGCTATTATTTCTTTTGAACCTAATTTACATAAAGTTGTTATATATCTACCATTAACTGGTTCATCATAAACAGTTGTTACAATAAAACCTGTTGTATCAGCTTTAAAAATTCTACCAGAAGTATTAATATCAAAATCATCATTAGTAACTGAAAGCAATATATTATGGTTATCTATAGCTAATATTGAAGAAAAATATTCATGAACAAATGATAATGATGTTGTATATATTAAAAAAGTTGAATTTGAAGATAAATCATCTATATCGATCATAACGATATATTTATTTATATCTGTTAATGTTTGATAACAACAGAAGATAGTACCATCATTTATTGAACTCATTAAACCGTCAAAACATGAAAAAATTCCTGGTAAACCAATATTAATTTTGATGAAATCTTCACTATTTTGTTCTTTATAAAGATAAAATAAAGATGTATAATATGTATCATAACCAAGTATCAACAATGTATTATTATTAAGTAACAAAATATCTAATAAACGATTATCTGTATCCTGTATATATTCATGTATAAATCCAGTTGTATTGAAATCTGATAAATCACAACTTGTGATACTATTTTTATTTAACCAACCTTGTAATAAAACATTATTATTAGTATTAGAACCAATTATATTATATAATTGTACTTTCTTTTTTGAGTTATTATCATTTGTATCTTCTATGACAACAACCTCATTGCCTACTAATGTACTAAGTTCATTTAATGTTGAAATCTCTGCTTCTTCGTCTATATGTATTGCAGTATTAGTTTGAAAATTAACTATTGACCATGTCGCTATACCATCATTTAAGAAAACCATTGACTCGCCAGGTTTTATTTTTACGAACCCTTCTTGGTTAATTCTATTTCCAAATGTACTAAGTGCTTCAATTATAACTATAGCTGAATTTTTTTCTAGAGGAGCCCATATATTATGAATAAATGTAACATATTTTCCAATACTTTCTGGTGTTATTCTAGGTAACTTTATTGTAACAGTATTATGTATATTGGTAGGGCATAAATAACAATTACCATAACAGGAATCATCTAATTGAGTTGTTACTTCTGTAATATCAATTACATTTACACTATCATTACTTATTAGCCTAGATAATTGTACTTTTTTCTTAGAATAACTATCATTTGCATCTTCTATTAAAACAATTTCATCACCAACTAAAGTATTTAGTTCATCTAATGTTGAAATTTCATCATTTCTATTAAGATGTATTGAATTATAATTTTCTCCTATATAACCCCATTCAGATATATTATTATTAAAAACTGTTATTGAACCATTATTCTTAATATCAATTGTTATTTCACCTTGAGAAAATGAAGATCCTGTTCCAGCTTTTATAGTAACCTTAAAATTTGTAGGTGGATCTTCATATCCTTGACAGCTAAATATTATTTCTTTTCCATAACCAATAGAACTAATATCTGGCAATGTTATTGTAATATTTTGTGATTGAGGATAACAAAAAAACATTTTACCATATGCAGTTGAATCTAGTGTAATGTTAGAAGTTATTAGTGATCCAATAGTATATTTACTAGATGGAAAATTAATTCCTAATACAGATTTCTTTAAATATGAATCATTAGAATCTTCTATTAAAATTACATCATCATCATCTATAAAATCTTTTGGTGTTATACCATTTATTTCATAACCTTCATTCTTATGTATTGCTTCTGGATCATTCAAATTATTATCTGATATTGAAGTAAAACCCCATTTATCTATACCATCACTAAAAAGTATTAATGAATTACCAATATCTAAAATAATTGAATTTATATCACCAGAGAATTTATCAAAAGAAGAACTTTCTAAAAAAACTTTATATAGTGTAGAGCTTGTTTCATAACAACTAAATATAATTTGTTTACCTGCATCAGCTTCCGCAATTTTAGGAAGTGTTATAGTTATATTTTTTGTTGTAGGTAAACAGAAAAATATTTTACCATATGCAGTTGAATCTAATATTATATCGTCAGTAATATTAGTACCAATTCTAAACTTTGGAGCTAATACTTCATATCCAGCTACAGATTTTTTTGAAAATGAATTTCTTATATCTTCTATTAAAAAAAGATCCTCATAATCAACATTATTTTTTAACGATATATTTTCTATTTCATGACTTTCATTTTTATGTATTGCTTCTGGATCATTATTAGAACCTGCTATACTTGAAAGTAAAACTTTAAATTTTGTATTCCCATATGCAGGTTTTTCTATAACAACTGTTTCATTACCTGATATACTAGTTGGATCTAATTCAGTTAGTGACGCAATTTCACCACCTTTATTGAGATGAATTGCTTCAATATCAGTATCTGTTGAATAACTTAAAATATCCCATCTAGATATACCGTCACTAATAAAAACTATTTCTTCAAATTGGTTTAATTCTATTGTAGGATTTTTATAAGAAATTATATCTGTACCATTTGATAATATTGTAAGTTTATTTATATCAATATTATTAATAGCAATACGTATTCCACCATATTCTTGTTTTATAGNAGGTAAAGTAATTTGATATTCAGGATCTACTCCATCTTTAGAACACTNAAAATATGAATTATAAGCGCTATCATTTAATATTAATATGTCAAACTCAAAAGGTTTTGTAGTTAGATTTAAATTACTTATTAATATGCTTTTTTTCTTATAATCATCTTTAGAATCTTCTATTAATAAGCAATCATCTTTTGATATTATATCTTTAGAAGTTATACTACTTATTTCATTATTAAGATCTTTATGAATAGCTGTAGCATCAAAACTACCAAAACTTAAATCAGACCATTTTACTTGAGCCTTTAGAAATCCAGTAGACTCCTTTTCTATTATAAATACATCATCCGCCGATAGTGTTGTAGTTGGATTTAAATTTGTAAATTCATGTGCAAGATCTTTATGTATTGCTGTACCATCAAAACTACCACCACTTAATGAACCTTGTTTTATTGTTATCATTTTATAATCCTAATGTAATAATTTCTTATAAAAAATCTTACCACTGTTTTTACATCCAAAATATAAATACCCTGTATAAGGTCTAAATATTATATAAGATAAAGGTTCTACTAATCCTAATATTGTGTAAGTTTCCCATGAACCACCTTTATCAAAAGATATAAAATAACATCCAGTACCAGAACCATCCATACCAGAAGCGATAATTATATTATAACCTAAATAAAATACATCTGATATATTATTACTCTCTAATGTTGGTAATGATTCTAATGTATAACCATAATCTTTTGATATAAATATATCAGACTCACTTTTTAATAACATAATACCATCATATACAGGTATTATTTTTTCAATAATAATACCAGTAAATGTTGAATATGTACTCCATGACAATCCATCATTGTCAGAAATAAGAATATTAGTATCACCTGTATCAAAATTATTTTCTAAAGCGAGTATAGAATTTATATTAATATATACAAATGAATGTATTTTTGAGTTTGCATTATTTTGATATACAGTTGAAAAAGAGTCATATTGGCCAACTAATATTTTTGAATATGATAATCCTTCAGTACCAATAAATATATTTGTTGATGATCTAGAACATAATATTGAACATGGATTATCTGTACCAAATGTATTTGATATTAAATATTTATCATATGGAGCAGATAAATTTTGTTCTATTGTATGATATAAATACTTTGCATTAATATTAGTTGTCTTTTCTATTATATATATATCATTAGATATATTTGGGTTTGATTCATTATATTGTGATGTAGATACTACACCAACACCACCAAGCGTATCAGGTTCACTATTATCTATCAAATAGTTTTTCCAATATGGGCCATCAATATGATCAATAGAACGAGAATTTGATATAT